CAGATACTACCACCCATTTCTCTGAGACACTTCCATGCAGCAGCAGGTTCTTTGAAGCGTTTCTTCTTTACAATACCATCCACAGTATAGGTTACAGTATATGGAATTGAACGGTTAATATTGCGTGCTCTCATTGTTCCAAATACCTATCTGCTTCGTAAAATTGTTTGAATGATGCTACGACTTTATCTTGGTTATTATATACAACCCAGAGTTTCCAATGCTTATTAAATTTAATATACATTATAATCTTACCTCACGCTTACCTGATACGGTTATCTTATTGAATATACCAACCATTGCTATTAGTATACTAACTGTTGCTATGTAATTTACAAGTATCATATATTACACTCCAGAGATAAGGTTATTAAAGAACTGTTGATCCTTTTCCATATACTCTCCATTATACCACTTGTTAATATGCTTAGTGGTAGTATTAGACCACTTCTTGCCAGTCTTATACCATCCAGAAGGTATATGATTATTCAAATTAGATACAAAACAAGCTACTGGAGTATTATATGAGAACAGTATAACACAACCTTGCAGAGTTAATTCAGTTTCATTAGTACCAAGTTTCTTAATATTCATATTATGCTCTCACTTTATAGTATACTGATTCAGAAGTCAGCATTCCCCAAGTATCAGAGCACAGCGCTACTCTTTTAGATGGTGCTGTGGCACTAAAGGTTCTATACTTGCCGAGATTCATCGGCTTAGTATTGCGATTATTCTTAGCGGGTTTGCATACTGTCACTTTATGCGACAATTCAAACTCGGCAACAGCAAGAGATAATTCAAGGTGCATCCGGGCACGTTTCTCACTAACATTGTTCACACTATTCATCATTTATTCACTCCAGTTATCATTGACTATGGGTATATGATATCACATTTTCAGAGAATGTCAAGACTTTTTTGAGTGTGATTTAGGAAACAGTGTGTCAATGGAGAGTGAACAATGGAATTAAAGGGTGGATCTGGCTGCTCTGGTATGCATAGTCTAACACATTCCGATTCGGTTGTCAAGCATTATCGTGCGAAAAATAGTGGTTGACAGTGTGTTCCGACTGTGTTAAAATGGAGTGTGTAGAGTGTGTAAGAAAATTGCTGTGGTGCCCAAACTCTTTTTCCCTAAAATTTAATTTCTTGGCCATCCACAGAGAATTTCGAATTTTGCCTCAAAGTGGACCACAAAAATTTTTCCAGTGGCTCCTCAGAGAATTTCAGAAAGCCACAATGGTTACTTCTTCAATCGGTAATTGTAACTATAACTAAACAGACTTAGATACGATCTACGTCTCTGTATAGTTTGGAACCACACGATAGTATGTTCATTGATCCTCGTAGGTCTCCATGCGAACCAGTCAAACCATACATTCTCATACTTTTTCTTTTCTTCGACTTTTTTAGCCCATTTAGATTTTCGATTAATAATCATTCTTTCATACTCTTAAAGTTAACCGCGGCGGTGTTTTAACCATTCTTTTATTGTGTTATAAAATGGATTGTCTGGGAAGATAGATGTGTCAATATTATTGAAATTACCGTTGATTTCGTTTTTATTGAAGGTCTTATCACCCGAGTAATGACAAATATAATGTGAGTCTTCGAAATTGTTTGCAGGTGGAATATAACAACAATCCTTGGCAATCATTTGTATTTTATGCCGTTCACACGCAGCATTAAATGAATACATACCCGCCCACCAACGAATTAACTCATCGTCTTGTTGGTTAAAAATCTCTAGATGAATGGAGATCCAATCGGCGAGTAATTTACGAAACGTTTTGACCTTAGCCACCAAAGGAACAAATCCACCATTATAGTATTTTCCATCGTTTAGAAAATAAGGTTCGATGATATCTTTGTGATCAGTCAAGCTTTTCATATGCCAATCTTCATATAGATCACACACAATTACTTCGTTATCACCGATTTCATATTCCGGATATGGTTTAAGATGAAACATATCACAGTCGAGAACTTCGATGATTTCTTCATCATCAAATCTATCGATGACTTGTTTTAATCCTACCTGTATGTTAATTGTACTTAATCCACGTTCTGCTTTCTCTAAACTTAGATAATCGCCGAAATTGATTCCTGTTTGTTTGGGTATCGATATGTTCCAGTTAGTGTCCTTAATTGGACCACTACTGCAATCTTTGTCCATGATAACAACAAGCGCTTTCTGATTTGCGCGATCACCATAGATGGATTGATGCGCGAACCAGAATAACTCTACTTGCCATTTGAAGTAGTCTCTATTGTCTGCTACGAGTATACTGATCATGAATTATTTGTATCCTCTTGGAGTTGGCAATGGGAGTGGTGGATAATTATCTGATTGTGGTGCAGAATTACTTCTCGAATTATATGGAGATGTTTCGATGTTGGGTTTAAATGCACCGTAAAAGAATGCAAGACACATGAAGTATGCAACAATGTACATGAATGCAGTTCTGCGGTACCATGAAAGAAATGAGGCGAAGGTCATTCCAAGGATAAACGAGAACAGATTCAGAGTACTCGGAGATATATCAAATAGATTTGAGAACATGCTTTAGGAAACGCTTCAGGAGGCTCTTAGAAGATACATTAATTATTTATATATAAGCTAGTATAACACATTAGATTTGAATTGTCAACAATAAAGGAAACATCTATGATTGCTGCTCGGTTGTGGAGTACAGGAATGATTAATCAATTAATGAGTTTAGAAATTGCTGTTGGTCTAAGCACTTTGTTGAATAAACCTGTTAGATTATATAATTTATGGGATCAATATGACCCTATAGGTGTTTCGAGTCCAGTATTTTATCGATATAGAAATAGACTTCCCGAATTAATTGGAACTGATAGGGTTAATCGTATTCATCAGATACTTGATTGGGATAATGAAAATTGGATTTTAGAAGATAAAAACATTAATGAAGATATCTATGATTATCAAACTGTATGTTTATTCCAAAAACATTATGTGAATTGTCAACCATCGATGCATGGGAATGAAGATGAGTTTAGAAATGGCCATGGATTGTTGGAACTTGATCCTTCAGTGAATTATAATTTCATTAATATGATTTCATTCTATTGTAGATTCTTTTTCAATCGTACTTCAAACATCGACCATTCATTAAAAAAGATACAATGGAAACAACCATATGTTGATCTTGCTAATGACATTGCAAGAGATTTAGGAACATTTGCAGCATTACATTTACGCGACACAGACAATCACAGAACTATAAGGATTCAGAAAGATCATTTCGAATCGGGCATCAATAAAATATCCGAACATGGTCTTCCAATTGTACTTGCAACTGATAATCCTGGAGATGACAAAGTTACAAGTTACTCTAACAGATTCACACTTATGGAAGATATTATTCGGGAAGGGTGGGCGCAGAGATTTAGAGAATTGCCTTATCATGATGAAGTTGTGATGGGTTTAATTACAAATCTGGTATTATCACATGCTTCGGAATTCATAGGAACACCAGGTAGTACATTTACAGCCTACATACATCGACAGCAACACCATCGAGGCAGATGCACTTGGAGTTTCTTCGATGGTGATATCTCATCAGATCATAATTCATTGAATAATACGTCAACAAGATCACCAGGAAAGTACAGCTGGGTAGAATATCCCACCCAACCCACTTGGTGGAGAGAATGGCCCGAATGTGGGTGGATTTCATAATGCAACAATACCAACTAATTGCGAGATGGTTGAAAGGACATATTCCAGGAAAAATATTGCCTTGGCAAATAGATCTCGACACCACAAATATTTGTAATCAAGCTTGTTATTACTGTAATACAGAATTGTTCAGGAAAGATAATCCGGTCTTTCAACCTGTCGAGAAGTATATCCAGTTGATAGAAGATATCTATAATTGGCGTTCATATGATCCTACTGTAATTGGAACAACAAGCAATGTAATTTTTTCTGGCGGAGGGGAACCAACACTTCTTCCTGGATACGAACAAATAATAGAGACAGCAATTGATAAAGGATTTTGCTGTGCAATGAATACTAACGGAACAAAATTGGACAAATTGTTACGGATTCCATTCGACAAAATAAAAAGAATGGCATATATTGGATTAGACATAGACAGTGGAAATCCAGAGACATATGAGATAATTCGTCGAAGTCGAATGAAAAGTCCATTCTCTAAAGTAAAAGAACTTGCAACAGAGTTTGGATCAAATGGAGCTCCAATTGATATAAAGGCTTTATTAATGCCGGAAAATTCTACAGAGGAAGAAATTCATGATCTATTCCAATTTGCTAAAGATGTAAATGCGAGAGGATTACATTTTAGACCGGTGATAATTGACTCAAAAACTTTTAATATAACATCGGAAGTTATTAATTTAATTAATAAATGTTCTATTGAATATCAAATATCTGCGAACATATCAATAAACAGACTCGAAGATCGTACATATAACAAATGTCATCAGTTCTTCTTATTTCCTAGTTTCTGTGCAGATGGTAACATATATCTTTGTTGTGAATATAAGGGTCGACCGGAATTTAAATTAGCATCATGGACTAATTCTGATTGGAGAGACATTTGGTGTTCAGAATCTCACAAAAAAATTTATCAGTCATTTAATACATTAAATTGTAAAATGTGTAGACCAAATCCCACTAATAATCTAATTGAAAATGATTTAAAAGATGATATGAGTGTATTGAAGGGTTTCATATAATGTTCTTATAGAGAGACACAATTAATCAGAAAGAAACTGAGGATCGTAACCACCACCATCGAGAATGAAATCCTCAGCAAGATTCTCAGCAAGAGCTTGAGAAATATGACTGGTCTTTTTTATCTGTTTACCGTTGATCGAGTAAGTAACCACATAATGATTATCAAAAGACTTGGATACTTGTGCTTCGTAGTTTCCGTTCGAATAATTAGAAATGATTTCCATGGAGTTCTCCGTTATCTATAAAATGACTGGCAGACTTAGTTGCCTCTATCTCTGTATTAAAGTAATCTTCCCCAACTAATCTTTGATTTTTATAATACTCTACCTTGTGTGATGCATCCTCTCGGACATAAAGCACATTAGCGGAGAGACCACTTGAATCGGAAAGTTTTACTGTGTATTTTGTCATGTTAGGCAATTATGTTAATGAAACGATTGAGTACAATTCTGTGTGTATTACGTTTGGTATTGTATTTAGCGAATGCTGTAGCTAAAACTTTTGCGGACGCATTTTCTTTAACTATTAGTTCCGGTTCATCAGAATCTCCCCTCTTACTCCTCAAGAGATAATATTCATCAAATCCATCATTTTTAATGACAGCACAATGATTCTTACTGAAATTGGCACGAATATCTTGGGTGTCTATACCTTTACTCGCAAGCTGATTATTAATATAGTTTTTAAATTCATTGGGTGAAAGTATATAGAATCCCACAATATTGCAATTCGTTCTATATTTGAACAGTTTGATGAACGATGCAGTCACAGTTCTAGCAGTGGAGAAATCAATCTTCTCTTGTTGTTTGGTTACAGGATCTCGAACAATGACATGTATCCGCTGATGAGGTGTATAATTCCATGTATGAATTTTTTTTATACTAATATTATCATTGTCAATTCTATCCAATCCAGAATCACCTTCACCATCAGTCAGGAAGATAGTGTTAACGATTTGAAGATTATTCTTGCGTTGAAAAGCAGGAACAATTTCCATGGCAGCCACGATAGTATGATTCAGAGGAGTTCCATTCATAATGAACCAATCTGGAGTGATTTTTTGATTATATCCATATTGTGAATCTGTAGATGACAAATAAACCAGGGCCGATGATGCTTTGGTAAATTGTGCAGCATTCATTCTGGAAGAAAGAACATTCAACAGTTTCACATTTTCCAACAATAGATCTCCAGAAATTCTACGTTGTCTGAATTCGATTTCTCTTGAAGCAGGATTAGTAAAGGTGTACACTTCGTAAGGAATATTCACTTTCTTACAAAACATCACGATATTGAACAGTTGTTTTATTGTGTTCTGAAGATGACTGTGCATTGAACCAGACCAATCTAGAAAGATCACTAAACCATGTGATTTTGCTCCTGGCATTACAGTGATCTTTTTGAAAATATCTTCGTTGAACTGATGTGAATAAATCTTATTCATATTCAGATCACCAGTTTTTGCGGGAATAGCTTTCTTCAATTGATCTGCGGATTTACGCATCTCAAATTCTTTTACTAGATATGAAACACCTGTTTTGATTTCGTTTCGAATTTTATTAAAACCTTCAGTATCATACATATTTACATCATTGATGTAACTAATTTTTGATTTATAACTGTCATAGTATTCATACACATCTTTGAAATCAATTACTGTTTGTTCAGGAGTCAATTTCGGAACGTTCACATAAACGTAATCAATCGACTCTTCAGAGAAGAGTTTGTATTCATTGTTCTTATATGCTCGGTCTGTGACAGATTCCAAAAGATCACTAATATCATCATCAATCTCAGAATCACTACCTCCATTTCCATCTTCAGATTCCGAAGAAACTTCACCAGTACCTTTAAAATCATCTTCTTCACTTTCGGTATGATCAGTTTGACCATCCTCATCAGATTTTTCGTCTTCACCTTCATCATTATCCATGATCAAATCTGAAACGTCTTCTCCATCTTCTTCAAAGTCGGGAAAAGATAAATCAGTCGATTCTCCATTTATCGAATTCTCTTTGGTGAAGTCAATGATTTTTCGACAAACAGTCATCACATCTTCGTAAGTTTCAGTAGATTCGACATCTCGCACAAGATCCATTTCTTTTTTCGAGAATTGGATATTCAGAAGAGCACCACCCTTACAGTGAAGATTCAGTCGATCAATGAATTTCATTTTATTGATATTCACACCTTTAGTTTCAAAGAAATTTCTGTCGAGAAGATCTTTGTAGCCTTTGATGAAAGAATTTTTCAGACCGGGATATTTGTACTTGATTTTGCGTTCAATTCTAGAATCTTCTATAAGATTTGCCAGACTGTGTGGAATATCAAATTTTTCACGAATTTTTTGACCATCAGTAGGAGTCCAAAGTGCATGACCAACTTCATGACCCATGAAAAGATCATATGTGTGACTTGGAATTTTATTGTCCAATACGGGAACAATGAGTACGCGATTCACGGTGTCGAACATAGCAGTAGAAACCTTGCGTTGTTCAACAACAAGATTCTCAGTAGCCATCAATTTAGCAAGAAGTGATTTTGATTCAATTAACATAATATATTTCTCTCATTTACAGAGACATTATCGCACATCTTCAGCAAAAAGTCAAGTTCTTTTTATGACTATAACATTACCATTAGTTCCCAATTTTATGGACAAATCCAACTCATTACCTTCTTCCCAACCCAATTCTTTCAATAATTCATCTGGAAGTTCAATGTAATAGTAATATCCTTCAACAACATCATAATCTTGTTTAATTTTGGTTTCAAAATGCATATTTCTGATTAATAGAAACAATGTTTTTGCCAATTTTCTTCTTTTCCATAATGATTTTCATAATTGAAATCTCATATTTCAACTCATCTTCAGGCAAGTTGTGAAATCGATAGTCTTCTTCATAAAAACTTTCATAAAATTCATCAATATTACTTTCAAACATTACAAAACCTCATTTTTACGACCAAGTGAAGCAGGATTTATACCCTCAGACACGTATATGTAATTACCTTTGTGTAAAGGTGCAAGACAATTACCAATTTTCTCAACAATTTTACGATCTTCTTCAGAAAGTTTGTGGAAATTTCGCATAATTCCAGATTTTGAAAGCGCTCCCGTGACTACAACATCAGCAGATGGATAATTTGGAGTAATTCTATCCGATGGAACTTCCAATTTATAGGAAGAGAGACGTTTAGTCTCAAGTTTAACTGGTTTTGACGTAGAAGAAATCATTTTTTTAGATTTTTTCTTGGGTTTATACTTAGGAACGGCCGCATAAATCATCATAAAATAGACTCCATAACAAATTTCAGAGTTCATTATACAAGATTATCTCGATCTTGTCAAGCTCTTCTTCCATGAAGAGCTCTCACTCAAAAATTAACGGAATTCTTCTTCCCTATCATATAATTCCACTAATTCATCAGTTGTCATGTGCTTCATTTTCGTAAAAGTTCGATTTTTTGATCTCTTCACTTCGACAATTTCGGATTTTTTCTTATTTTTATTTAAGAAAGTACGATCAAATTCACTATAATCTTCTTCAACCCACTTTTTACGAGATTTTGCAATACTTTTAGACACCTTTTTGACTCCGTTGATTGAATGCCTTTATTTTGATACCCGGCATGTTAAGGTAACAGTTGCGGGAATGCCTCTTTTACAAATTCATAAGTCAAACCCTCAACTCCTTGATCTTTCTTAAAAATTCCAATAATAACTTCAGCTTCTCTGGGTTCAAATGATTCTAAAAACTGAAGTAGCAGTTCTTTACTCTTTCGTTCCGATAAATTTTCAGCGGCATCATCGAACTTACGGAAAAGATAGAGTTTTCTTATCTCCGTGCTAAGTTGACAAACAGAAATGCCTGGTTTTGTGTCTGGAATTTTGTAGTTATATGGAAATTCTTTGTATTTCCATTCATAATCGGGATGAAAGGTCAGATAAAGAACATCCACCAAAATTTTGGATAGATTATTCTCAATAACCTTCATTTTTTCTGACTTTGATGATGCTAATTCAAACTCATCAAAAATTTCATAAATGTTTTTCATTAAAACTCACCAATATTATCCATCAAGTTAATCAACTTCTTTTCGACAAAATAATTAAATAGTTTGTTTCTAGATGCGGGTTTAGTCTCTTCGTATTTATTAATAATTCCTTCTTTAATTTCTTGAGGAATAAATGTTAAATCAATAAGAGTTTGATTTCTAAGAAAACCAGATTTTACATATTCATTATCTGTATTCACAATATCTTCAGAGAGAAGTTTGGATAAAGAACCTTTTGTGATCGGTTTCTGTCGCAATTCACGAACAAAGCAATCACTTGGAGAAAATATATTTGGAATGCCATCTCCTTTATCTCCTTGAATAATCTTCTGTTTCAATTCGATGATTGGTTCTTCAGACTTAATAAATTTCTTTTGAGCGGGATTGTATTGCTTTACATTATATTTTCCAGTATTGTATCTTTGTAATTGAAGAAAGTCTCCGTCACTGGAAATGATCACAATATTTTCATGTGCAATATGACGAGGAACTAAAGTGCCAATAATGTCATCAGCCTCAGCGCCTTCAACATCAATAACTTTGTATGGGAAGTTTTCTTTTAATTCATCCTTGAACTTGGCCAACATGTCAAAAATCATATGCCAATCCAAGTTTGACTTTTCCCTATTCTTCTTTCGTGATGCTTTGTAAAAAGGAAAAAAGTCTTTTCTCCAATATTTACGATTGTCACAACACAAAACAATTTCACCATAATCGGTTTTAAAATTTCTAATGTGATTTTTTAAAATATTGAGAATCATATGGCGAATAAGATCCTCTTCCAATTTAATGCTTTTCTGGCCAGAAATTTGTGCCATCAGTCCAGACAGAAGAACTTGATTTAGATCAACGAGTATCATGATTTTTTATCATCCAAATTGTATTGAATCACCATAATATCACAATTATGATAAAATGTCAAGTGTAAGATTTAAGACTCTCGATAAGATCATCAGTGATTTCACTAGACGTTGTTGTCCATCTAGTAATCAAACCGTACCAACCCGCAGGAATGATACCTGAAGCGTACTCCATTGGACAACCAAGGATCGCCTTAAAATGATCGATATCCGTAACACCATCATCTCCATCCTTAAATAATACGATTTCATAAGAATCGCCCATTGCGCTTCCACCCATCTTTTCTCCTGGATCCACTAAACGTCCAGCTTCAACTTTAACACTATCGTCCTCGGAAGGTAAAAAGGAAAGACAGTCATACTGCATACCTTTCATATCTGCAAAACATGGTAACATTTAAATACCCTTTAAGTGTGATTTCCTGACTCTAACCATAATCCATGTATTATAATAGTCATCAGTCTCAAGTACATTACGAATAAATTGTTCTTTTGCTTCTAGATAACCACATGTGCCTTTTGTTTTACACAAATATATGATTTCTCTAATAAAATTCTCTTCACCTAATGTCTTAACGTCATTCTGCAACTCCGTGTTCGATCCATAATAAGATTGCCAATCACTTGCTACTTTTATCTTTTTTCTTTTTTTGTTGACTTGTTTAGTCTTAATTGAATAAAAGAATTTTTTGCCAATGTATTTTTTGTTTGATTTGGTGTTGGTGATAACATAGACGAATCCATAGTTATCACCAATTAACTCTTCTGTAAAAATATCGTTATTATATTGCCATTCTAATGCCATGTTTCCTCATCGTCAAATTCATCTTCAGACTCTTCTATATAGTCTTCGGACAATTCTTCGATGAATTCGCCACAGAACGGACAGTATTCTGGATATTCTTTGGATGCAAGCATATCCGTATAATTAATTAAAAATGTAGACTCACAATTTGAACATTCTCCATTTATCGATTTGTGTACTGACATTGTTATTCCTTTTTATTGTGCCCATACGTCACCCCAACTTCCGGATAATGCACCTTTAGCATAGTCTGTCGCTCTGTTCTCAAAAAAGTTGGTATGAGTTGGTGCGTTAATCATTTCCTCTACCCAAGGCAAAGGGTTCTTTTTTACTTTAAAGATGCCTTTGAGTCCCATAGAGATCAAACGGCGATCAGTGATATAACGTATATATTTCTTTACATCCTCAGAGGTCAGATTCTCCATTGCACCAGTTGAGAATGCAAGATCAATAAATTTATTCTCTAAATCAACCATTCGCTCAGCAACCGTGTAGATTGATGATTTCAATTCGTCATTCCAAATTTCGCGATTTTCTTCTATGTATGTTTTAAACAATCTAATCATAGACTCAGCATGTTGCGTTTCATCAACAATCGACCAAGTTACAATCTGTCCCATACCTTTCATTTTACCATGCCTTGGAAAATTAAGCAACATAATAAATGAAGAAAATAATTGCATACCTTCAGTGAAGGCGGAAAATACTGCAATATGTCTAGCAGTATTTTCTTTTGTTCCGTTTGTTGATGAAAGATCCATAACATAATCATGCTTCTCTTTCATCTCACTATATTCCAGAAATTCATTATAAGTTGTTTCTGGAAGACCGAGAGTTTCAATCAGATGTGAATATGCTGCAATGTGCAACGATTCTCTGGCAGCAAAGCCAGTGAGCATCATTCTTATTTCTGGTTGAGGAAAATAAGGAAGATAATTGCGAACATAACCGCCAGCAACATCAATGTCTCCTTGGGTAAAGAAACGAAAAATTTGAGTAAGAAATCGTTTTTCATCATTTGTTAATTTCTTTTTCCAATCTTTCACATCCTCCATCATGGGCACTTCAGTGTGTAGCCAATGTGACTGTTCATGTTTCAACCAAGCGTCATATGCCCAAGGATAATTGAATGGCTTGAAAAATGATCTTTCGTCTGTTAAAGTGTATTTTTGTTTTGACATGTATTTTAATTATTTTAACCTTCGCAAGCGATACAATCGTTACCCTGAGCAATCTGTGTCATATCAAGTTCTTTGATAACTTCACGTTCAATTTTCTTCGATACTTTATCTGCTTTGCCGATCTTTTCTGAACGACAATAGTATAGAGTCTTCACACCCTTCTTCCATGCCATAAAATGCATTGCATGGACATATTTGATATGTGCATCTGGTCTAAAGAAAAGATTGAGTGACTGTGACTGATCTATATAGTTTTGTCTATCTGCCGCCAATTCAACGATCCATCGTTGATCAATCTCCATGGAAGTCTTGAATGTGTCTTTCATTAGATCATCCATCCAATTTAGATGTTGTACCGAACCGTCATTTGCAATAATAGATGACCATGTTTCATCGTACCACTGTTCACTGTGTTTGGATAAACATTCTTCTTTAATGATTGTATCCAAGTGTCTATTTTTATTTAAGAACGCACCGGACAATGTATCTTGTCTATAAGCATTTGCCCTATATGGTTCTATGCTTGGCGAAGTATTACCCATGATAATAGAAGATGAAGCATTAGGAGCAATAGCACAAGTGTGAGAGAAACGACGACCAGTTCCATTTGCATCAGGCGCTTCACCACGTTCTTTGCCCAAGTCCAAATTTGCAATATCTAAACCTTCTTTAATATGTTTGAAAATTCTATTGTTTGCAACTTTTGCCATAACGCTTTCAAAGGGTATTCTATTACGCTGCAAATGGGCATGAAAGCCAAGAGCGCCAACACCAATTGAACGTTCTCGTTCGGCACTATAACGTGCTCTATGGATAGAATCAGGAGCATTATCAATGAAATACTGAAGTACATTATCAAGCATTTCAGCAACGTCACGCAAAAAATTAGTATCATTCTTCCAATCATCGAAATATTCCAAATTCAAGGAAGAAAGACAACACACAGCGGTTCGTTCTTCATTTGTTGGTAAAATAATTTCAGAACAGAGATTGGACTGATTTATTTTTAGTCCTTTATCTTTCAAAAACTGAGGTAATAATCTATTACTAGTATCGATAAAATGTAAATAGGGTTCTCCCGTTTGCATTCGTATCTCAATAATCATTTGCCACAAATGTTTGGCAGAAACAACTTCCCTGATTTCCCCGGTGTGTGGATCTTTAAGTTCCCAATCATCATTCGATTCGGGATCAATCATACATCTTTCAATAATTCGCATAAAGTCGTCATTAATATTAATGCCGTGATGCAAATTTAAACATCGTACATTAGGATCACCCGTGGGTTTTCTCATTTCCAAGAATGAAATTATATCAGGATGAGACACATCGAGATAAGCAGCATAAGAACCCCGTCGAGTACGCCCCTGTCGGTAAGCCAAAGAACTTGAGTCATATATCTTGAGATGTGGCATAACCCCAGTAGACTTATCATCAGCGGAACGAATACCAAAGCCAATACCAACCCCGCCACCCAACATACTAAGCCAATTGGTTTCAGATAAGTTATCAACTAAACCCTCCGCAGTATCTTCGATAAAGTTTAAAAAACATGATATTGGTAATCCTCGTTTACTACGTCCAAAAGAGAGAATTGGTGTTGAATATGACAACCAATGATTACTAGCATAATTATATAGCCTTTGAGCGTGTTCTAAATTCGATCCAAAAGTTTTAGAAACAAACGCAAATCGATGTTGAGGAGACACTTCAACATCACACATATACGATTCAATTAATCTCTTAATTCCTAGTTCATCGAATAATTTGTCTTTTTCTGGATCAATTTGTATTCCAAGATATTCTTCCATTTCTCTCTCGCAATTATTATTCAAAAATTGATTTGATGTCAGGTGGTGTCCAACCTTCCGGTTTCATAACCTTTCCATCTTCCCTCTTTAAAACTTTTCCATCAGAACCAATCTTTTGCAGATTACTTCGAGATACTTCATCCCATACTTCTTGATTTGGAATTTCTAAAGTGTGTTCCAAACCTTCAATAACCCATTTAAGATCAGCACAAGCATCAGCGATCTCGACCATATCCTTTGCAAGAAATGCTTCAATCAATTCTTGAAATTCTTCTGTAATTAATTCCATATAAAGTTCAGATTGTTTACCAAAACCAGTTTCCAGTTGGTCACAAGCTTCCATAAAAATCTTTACATCATCATAACTGTTCATTTGCAAACTCCATAATCATAGGGAAAATAGGTTCAATTGCTTTGGTACATGCAATAGCAACCTCACGATGTTCTTTCTGTGTTTCGATACCAGATCGTATCTGTATATAGTGAATCCAAGAACGAATAGAACCTTTCATATACATTTTAGAAACAGTAAGTCCTTCAGGAAGAACTGCTCTGGCCTGTTCTTTTGCAATGCCAGCATCAACTGCATCTAAATACAAATCTTGAGCATTTCTTATGAAAAGTTCTTGTTGTTCTAACCACCAATCTTGTAAATTCCAATCATCTGTTTCAATACTATTCTGACGGTTCTTTGGATCTTGCAGTCTGGCGTCTCTGGTGACGAATCCTAGACTCTTTGTGGGATCTGCGTATCGTTGACTGAACTCCTGGAAAACGAAGCTCCTGTGTCTTAGGATCTGTCTGGCGATATCTCTTGTAGTCTCAATCTCAAGAGTCACATCTACCATCTCAAGTGGTGACCAGTGTTTGTGATCGATCAGATATTGTATCAACTTTTCGGCTGTTGCGTCATTGTTCTGATTTGAGGGATTCGATACTCGAGCGACATAAGCAATCTGTTCGACCAGACCACGGTCGACAACATCACTGGTCCAAGCAATAAGATTCACGTTCATACTTTCTTCCAATTAATTAATTCCATCTTAGCTCTAAGATTAACAAATGTATTACTTTCAATAATATCCTGTACATCTTCATCCGTTAATCCATCTAATATCATTTCATTGATGTCTTTACAAGTAATCATCTCTGGCCATATTACGATATTGAAATGTCCATCAACTGCCTTTTCCATCAATCTAACAATTTCTTTATTTCTGGGTTCGTTATCAAATACCAAAACTACTTTAGACTTATCGTATATTTCTGTTATCGACAACAAATTCGAATCAGCAGTAGCTACCGCATTTTTGAGAAATAAAGAATCGATAGGACCTTCAACAACGTATATTAGTTCTTCTTCATCAATTTTGTCGATACCAAAGAATTTTCGATTGTCATCTTGTATTTTCACTGTTATGTATCGCATCTTGGATTCACCAAGAGCTCTACCCTGAACTGCAATCAAATTATTTTCTTTGTCATAGAATGGTATCACAAGGCGATGATCATTGTCAATAAGATTTTTTTTCTCTGCACCAATTTCTTCAATAAATTTTTTGAAATCTGGAGAAAAATATAAATTTTCGAGTTTTTCTTCAGGTATTAATCTATTTTTGCAATATTCTTTTGCAAAATGACCATCAACCAACTGATTGATATTTTCCAGATCAATTTTAGTTTTTGTCTTGAAAATAGGTTTTGATTTAAACTCATCGAATGATGGTTTGGTGTAATTGTGCGTACCAGTCTCTCCTTCCTTATATCTTTCTAGGGTGTACTCTTTGATCAGGTTGGAATCAACCTTGTCTAGAAAGTTGTAGAATGACATGGATGCCCCACAATTGTGACACATATAGAAGTAATCGTTCTTCTTGCGAAAAACGTATCCTCGGCACTTAGTTTTGTTTTTCTGTGAGTCTCCACAGATTGGACATCTGAAATTGTAGAGATCTTCTTTTTTTTGTGAAAATCTAGGAAGCTTAGAAGAAATCTGAAGCAAATATTTGCGATCAATGTATATACTCATAACAAACCAAAGAAATTATTGTAACAGCTTAGCTATTGTATCAAAATCCAAGTGAGAAATCAACCACGAAACAGCAACAATACCACCAGCAATTGTCCATTTCCATTGATTTAATTTTTCTATTGCTTGTTCTTCTTTTTGGGAACTGTTTGATAGTTGATCCCGAAGATCGCGAATTTCATCCATAATCCGTCTTTCTGTTAGCTCTACTTTATCAATAACAGTATCTATTCTGTTATTAACTTCTCGAAGCTCAGTATTCTTTTCCAACCGTCTCTTTTCCATGTCTTCATAAACCTGGGATATGTATCTTTCCTGTTGATCAACAATCTTTTCGATAACGCGATCCATTTTCTCGCATAAAGAGGTCAAAGTTGCAACTTGAGATTTTAACACACCCACATCCACCTTTAATTCAGTAACACTGTTATCATTCATAGCTTTCTTAATGATCGTTCTTTAAGTAATATTTTCGGATTCAGTGTCTTGTTATTATTAGGACCTATTATTTATAAATATATTTTATTGGGGTATTTACAAAATTAATAAGGAGATATGTGATGACTGTTATAATTTTACAAGCAATTAATATGTTGGCATCTTTAATTTTAGGTTCCGATGTGTTTACTAGAGTTCTCGGTGTTGTACAACGCTGGGCCGATAAAGAAATTTCTTCTGCTGAAAAGAGAGCGGGTGTTTTAAATGAAATCGAAATTATCGGTTTGGAACTTTCCAAAAGTTTAGCGAATCTTGCTATCGAGTTGGCAGTAACTTATACAAAAAGAGCTGCAAATATTAAACTAGATGAGAAGGCAAAATAATGAGCGATTTATTCGGATATGTCATAGCAAGATTATCAGAACCAAGTACCTGGAGAGGTATTATATGGATTGTTACAGCTTGCGGTTTTGTACTCCAACCAGAACAACAAGAAGCTATTGCAACAGCAGGTATGGCTTTAGTTGGTGCTATCAGTATATTTATTGAAAAGGATAAGAAACCTCCGGTACCCACACAAGAAAAAGTTCAAGAAGTTGTTCAAGAACAACAAGTGAAAACTGAAATAAAGGTGAAGAATGTTAAATCTAAACAAAAAGTTGAAAAATCTAAGTCTACTGATGACAATTTCTTTGGTGACTAGTGGTTGTGTTTATCGTACACCACCAAAGATCGAATACGTTTATGTTTCAGTTCCGTTATCACACGATCCTAGACCGCAATTTCCTAAAGTCAAAGGATCTGAACTGTCATGCGTTTCAACAGAAACAAAGAATACTCTTATAACAAGAGACACCTTGATGAAGAATTATATGGAACAACTTGAAGTTGTTATTGATTCAACAAAAAGAAACTAGAATTTACACACAGTCACTCCTTCGGCTTTTACTAATACCACATCTGATAATGGTACGCCCGAGGAGATATTGGACTGATTTTGAGTGTGTAAAGCCAACACAGGCATTGACGGTTTAAATTCACAATCATGAATTATATAATCATGATAATTCGTACATGATGTCAAAATAACAAAAAATAATATTAAAAATACTTTCAATAATCCTTTCTCTTCACAATGCCCATAGGCATTCTAGGATCTGAGTTTTTCTTACTACGTTTTCTGAGGTCAACACCAGGTTCACCTCCTTTGCCCCCGCTACCAGCAATTGCACCACCACCAACTACGTTGGTTGGGCCCGCGGCAATTGCTCCGCCACCCATTCCATCTTCATTAATAAACTGTTTGAATGTTTTCATATGCTTAGTAATATCTCTGCAATATTAAGTTCTAGTGGAATTTCGGAAGTATGTACATTTCTTCCATTAATACCAACAACTTCGTCTGGCATAATATCTAGATACTCTAGAAATGTTTTCAGAATATCATAATCGCGTTCATCCGTCTTATAAAATAATATTCTTGCTGTTGGTACAGGACCAAAAACATTATTCAATAAAATGATATGATTTAGAATTAATCTTTCCTTTAATATTTTAGTAACTCGATATCTGCGAAATAATCTCTTCAGATATTTAGTTCTTTTAATATCACTTTCAAATTCAGATAAAATGCAATGAGGTGCATTATAACACTTCATTGCATATATCAGAAAATTATTTTCAGTTAAATTTTGCATAATGAAGGGGACTAAAAAGTCCCCATACTAATATTAGAAAATAACAATTTGGCCGTTTGCTGAGTATGTTGTGGCACCAGCAGAAGCGTTGTATGCCTTCAGACGGAATACATAATTGTTTGCAGTGGTGTTGGTTGGTGTAAGAACAAGTGTATTCGTTGTAACACCTGTCTTGTTTGTCATACCACCAGGTTGACCACCTGAACCGTTGGACATATCAACCCACGTTGCACCACCAGCATTAACCTGCCATTGGTAAGAAATGGCTGCACCAGTAGCTCCAGCTGTTGCTGCTGCGGTAGCGTTGAATGTCACGGTGCGTGAACCATTTGCAACAACACTATTGCTGGTTTGTGGTTGTGAAGTGAATGCGATAATCATATCAGGCAATGTACCATCATCTGCATTATTATCGTTTTGTACATCTGCTATAGCAACTAATGTTTCCCACTGAACACGACCAGCGCGTCCACCAGAACCTTCTTTTCTGATATTCCATCCAGTGTGTGCTGCAGGATTACCATTTGATTCTAGGACATCTTCTTCATTTTTATCAATCATAAACAGACCAATCGTTTCGTCTGTGGTGTAAACATTTGGTGTGGTGTTTCCATATAATAAAGCAACATTTGCTGCTGTTGGCATTGCACGATTTGAATTATCGGGTGCAATTGTTGAATTGACAGCCCAATATGGAGCGTTAGCCGCGTTATCGTAATTTCCCCAAGATGACATTTTTTATCTCCTAAAACTTATAAGTTTGTTTATCTATTTATTGATATTCTTTTTTTGTGTTTGATCTTTAAAACTAGTATTGCCCGGTCTATTTTTCATCACCGGATCCAACTCAATATCATCTCTCGCCTTTCCAGTTTCTGTGGTTCCACCGGTCAATACAGCAGTTGCATCGGGTAACTTTCCGACCTTTGGTTGAGACGTTTTTTTTCCTGGTGTTTCGACAGACTTATCTTCTTTTTCGTGATCGTATAAGTCCTCATTAAACACTCGACTTTCTTTGTGAATCTTCTTAATAAGCTTTGCTTTCTTTGTTACAGAATTTTCTGTATCATCGGTGCTTTGGTTATAAGTTTCAGGAGAAACTGATTGTGTTGCAGCATATGTGTCTTGAAATGTATCTTCCAACTGAAGAGACTCTTTTAACTTCGCAACAAAATCATAATCATCCATAGTTAATGTTCCCTTATTGCGAATATCAATAAGTTTCTCAACAACTCTGTGTAGATCCATATCAGTTTTCAAGTCTTCCCTAGCCAGTTCTAGAACTCTGATCAGTAATGGAATATCCATAGTGATCGTATCTTTTCTGTCAACTTCTTCAGTTGTTGTTCCGTGATGAATATTTCTATGCAGATCGGGACCAGAAATTCGAATTGGCTTCGATTTTTTAAATGCTCTATCCAAAACTCTCTGTCTTTTTAATGTTGGAGAAGCATTCTGAGTGACTTGTTCCGACTTGAGTACAGGAAGTCTTCCACCACTAACATGTTGTCTTTTCCACTTATCAAAATCGCCAGTTTTAGATGCCGAGATTTTTGATATTTTACTTGCAGTTTTTGGATTGAGTCCCCTAGTCTTCATATATCGATTGAGAAGTTCATCTTCAGATATGTTCTCATCTTCGTTAACATTCGACTTCACTGACCAAGGATCGTTAGGATCAGTCCCGAAAGTGGGACGATCCTTAACTTTTCCTTTGATCAAAGCTTTTAGTTTTTCAGCTTTATCGTCCATTACTTTGGTCCTGGAGTGAATTTTATCTTGGTTGACTTTGCATCTGATCCTGGTCCGACATCGTCCTTGTCTCCACCTTTAACTCGACCTTTCAGTGTATCAGTTGTTTTTACTGAAGGATCAACTTCCTCTGAAGTTGCACCAGCCTTACCCAGCATTTCATTCTTTATTTTGGTCATTGAATGACGTGCCAATTGCTTTACTCTAGATAATGGTGTAACAGAATCTTCTTGTGCAAATGTGTCTAAACCATATGTGGAAGTTGGACCTTTTGCTTCTTCAATAGTTTCATTGAGTTGATGTCTGTGCATATCTTCCCAATGAGAAGCAGCTGCCTTTCTATCAGAAGTTGAGAACATCTTGTGCCAAGGAGTACCATCACCATGATGTTTTGCATAAGATTGTGCAGCACGATCAGCATGATATGCCCATAACTTCTTTGCCTTTTCTGGATGATATGTACCGTTCTTCATCTTCTTACTCAAATTGTGCATTATTGGTGCATGACTGGTGTGATGAAGATGTACATCATTGTCAGCGTGAAGTACGAGTTCTTTAGCCGCATGTGACATATCGCCATAATGTGATTCATTCACCTGTTCAACTTCTTCCTTCTTAATTTTGTCCAAATATTCTTTGGATGGCGATGAAAGTGGAGGACGAGCTGCGCGTTTGGCGTCACGAATTTTCTTACCCAACTTTGGATCAGCTCTAAGCATCCAACCCGGTTTACTTCTATCAACATCAAGTTTATGTTGAACACCTTTCAGACCTTTACCAGCAGCATTAGCAGCGGCAGAAGCAGCAGAAGAATCACTTCTATTTGACTTCTTCCAAGGACCAACAGCAATATCTGTCCACTTGTCTTCGGTAACTGCTTCTTCTTTGTTCAATCTATCAGCAGCCATCTTTAGACCAGAAGTTCTCTTACCAAACTTTTCAGAATGCTTCAAGAATTGTTTTGTATCTGCTGGAGTTTTACTTCTTTGTGCGGCCGAATTCGCTAATTTCAAATGTTTATCCGCAGCATCAGAAGATTTCTTGACATAACTACCAAGAGTGTTTTTACTCAGTTCATCAATCTGGTCAACTTCTTCTTTCCATGTAGCAGCAACCTTT